ACTTTTTACATGTAGAACAGTACATCTAAAAAGTAAGTGTGATCCCAGCGGGGGTCGAACCCGCGGCCTCGGCGTTGCATTTGTGACACTAAAGTCACTTAGGTATACCTAGTAGTGTATAAGCACCGCGCTCTAACCAACTGAGCTATAGGATCATATCTATATATCAACCATAAACTTTAAGCCAAATACTACTTTTATTAATCGTAAAACATACTCTTTGTATTCAATCATTTGTGGTGTACTATACTATATCGTTTAAACTTTATACCCCACACGAAGGGTGAGACTCTAAATCCATTGATTGTCTGGGTGTTGGTAATTTATTATCTGGTGTTTTTGGGCGTGTCATCCATTTTTTTATAGCTTTTGATACGCGCGAATCGTCTTGTATTAGAGCATTATTTGAAATTATACTTAACCCGTTACACACGTCAGGTTTGTTTTCTTTATCGGGAAACGTCTCGTTAAACGCCTCTATCGTGTGTCCGGGTATATCAGGTGCTTCATCAAGTAATCTATCGTAATCTAAACGCACTTTATTTACAAAATCTAAAACGTCTTCGCGATATTTTGTTTCTAATGATAATTCCATATCAATGTTCCTATAAAATTTTGAGTATTGTACGGACATGACCGAGTGTGCTTCCATCATACGCGAAGAGTTGTTAAACTTCGATATTGATGTGAGTATGCCCGCGACCACGTTCAAAAACGCGAAAAAGTATTGAAAAATGACAATTTTTTGTTTTTGTTCATTCGACATATTTTGGTCACTAGGACTTAGTACTGCAAAACCACCAACACCCGTAATACTTGATATAATTATACACGGGTACGATAACCAATCGTTTTGTTTCTTATAAAACATACGTGCGTGATTATGTAACCATCGGTATCCGGCAGCTTTTTCAGCCCACCGGATTAGGAGTTGTTCTTGTTTCGGACACCAGTGATGTTGTTCTGGGGTATCGTCTCCCATTACTATTTCTTAGAAAATAAGTATGCATATTCCCGTGCCATTGTATCAACACGTTCATTATTTACATTTCCATTATGTGCCTTAACCCATTTAATATCAACTATATCAAATTTACGCATCAAATCAATCATTTGTACCCATTCACATTTGTTTTTTACATCATCACCTTTAGTTGTTTTCCAACCATTACGTTCCCAATTTTTAGACCATTCTGTTAGACCCATTTTTACATAATTACTATCCGTAAAAATACGCACGGTTTTATGTTCGAGTTCCAAAAACTTTTCTAAAACTTTTATAATCGCGGTCATTTCCATAACATTATTTGTGGTAATATCTTTACCACCTTTCTTTTCGATTTTAGGTTTCGTATTTATAAGATATGCCCAACCACCGGGACCAGGGTTTCCTAAACAACTTCCATCTGTGTATGCTTCAATCATTTATAGTATACACAGGTTTAAACTTTATACTTCAAAAATTTGTTCCGATTTATACGGAAAACAGTAATAATAACATTTAACCACCGGATTAAACATTATACACGAACCAGTCACAGTTCCAAAAATTATTAAGAATGTATAAACACTTTCCATTTATATAAAAAAGACTTAAAATTTTAAGTATTTATATATTAAAATATGTTTCACCAGGATTGGGATGAAGTTACTATACACGGTAAAAGTGTTAATAAAGAAAAAGAAAAAGAAAAATACGTCAAGTTCATGGGTCAGGAAATTAGGTTACCTAAACGGAGTCAGTATTCAGGTAAATCACCTGAACAGAAACTAGACGAATCTGAATTAGCCGGTACGCATAAAAAAGTGAGTAAAGAAACAGGGTTAACGATACAGCGAGCGCGTGTTGCAAAACAATATACACAAAAGGATCTCGCAGGTCTTATACACGTATCAACAGATATTATCTCTTCATACGAATTAGGTAAATCAATTCCGGATCCTAACGTCATGCAAAAACTGCGTCGAGTTTTGGGTGTTAAACTCTAATCACTATCAATATGGATAATACAATAGGTAAAAGAATTCAACGTATACGTATAGAAAGAAGTCATACACAGGTTGAACTCGGTCGTAGAATACGAGAAACTTTAGATACGATAAACAAAATTGAAACGGGTAAACTTGAACCGAATTGGTACATACTCGAAAAAATACAAAAGTATTTTAAGATTAAACTTTAAAATTTGTTCTAAATTTTAAAATCTAAATTTTATTTATTTTTTAAATTTTATTTTTTTACTATAATCAATAAACTAAGAAACGCTTAGTTGGAGAACGCGAGACCGCCCATACCGGATTGCACACGGAGAACGTTGTAGTTAACCGCGAACATGTCGAGGGATGGAGTAGCCAAAGAGGTGTTCGTAAGATCCTTGAGCTTGATCGCAACTTGCGCGTTGTCGATTCTGGAGAAGTTGCAAGTACCCGTTGGTTGATGCTCTTCTGGCTTAAGCGCAAAGGAGTACGAGTAGATACCTGGGCATGGGGAGCCAGAGTGATGTTGGTATGGTTGCACTTGGTTAAAGTACTTACCGGATTGTTCCTTGAATCTGTCTTGACCGTTGAGGACCAACTTGAAGGTGTCAACTGGACCGACGGAGGCAGTATCCGAAGCGGTACCATCTTCTTGCCACGACTCAGTACCACCGTTGGCACCAACAACGAGAAGTGGTTGACCAACTTGACCTGGGGTAACTTGACCTTGACCAGCCTTTTCTGGGGAGCAATCGACAACAACATCGGCGGCAGCCGCGTTGGAGCAGAAGTTCCACAAACCGGTGCTCGCCGCGGAGCCGGCGTTAACACACCAGACCAATTCCTTGACTGGGTGGTTGTAGGACAATCTAACTTGCTTGGTCGCGTTAGACGTGACCGAATCGGAGCCAGTGTGTTGCACTTGCTCGATCAAGTATTCGTGACCCTTTTGGGCGAATCGTCTACGCTCTTCAGTGTCGAGGTAGATGTAGTTGGCCCACACCTTGAAAACGGACGTGTCCAAGAAAGAATCAAATTCCCCAGTCAAGTCAAAGTCAATTCTGACTTCGTGGTATTGCAAGGCAATCAATGGCAACGCCAATCCTGGGTTACGGTTGAAGAAAAAGATAAGTGGCAAGAAGACTTGCGACGCACCTGGAGTAACCGCGGAGGTCATTTTACCCCAGTTGGACTTAGCCGCATCGGACAAGTACAACTCTGCGTACAATCTCCACCATCTTTGGTAGTGCTTGTCGATTCTTTGACCACCGATCGACAATTCGCAGTTCTTGATCGCACGCTCAGCGGCCCAAGCGGAACCATCGGCACCGCTTGTGTTGGCGAGAGCCGCCTTCGTCTTGAGTTCGACGTACATGTCACCGACCAAATCACCGTTTCTGGCGACAGTCACGGAAACGCGACCAGAGTTCGCGGCAGTACCGTTGACAGTTTGTTCGATGTTTTCCATCGCGAAGTTAGTGTGGCGTTTGTAGACAGCCTGGAAAAAAGTTACTTTTGGGTTACCTGTAAGGTAGACATCTTGGGCGCCATAGGCGACGAGTTGCATGAGACCACCGGCCATTTTTAGTTTGTTTGTACTATACACTGAGATTTTTATTTCAGATGATTTCGCGAAAAAACACGGTTTGATTTTTCCTGTGTTATATAAATGTCCAGCCAAAACGAAATTGATACCCCACCCGAACTTGAAAGTGTCGATGACTACCCCGAAATTATTGAGGAAGAAGAAATTTCTTCAGAAGAAGAAATTGAAGATTCTGGATCGTTCGTTGAAGATTCTGATATTGATGAAAATGATATTGATTTAGATGATTTTGATATGTCCGAGAATCCATTATCCGATACAAATATGTTATTGAGTTCTGTTCTCTCCACAGAAGAAGGGGAAACGATCTGTTCCACACTCGTAAACATTTCAAGACAATTTGAAATGCAAAACAAAATATTAATTAAAATGTTATCTCAACTTCAAAAAAAATAGACTTAGAAAATAAAGACCCGTATTTATAAAACATGACCGAGATTTATTACCCTCAAAAAAATCCGGATATTGTACTATCATCTAATATTCTTATTAATACATCTATCGAAAGATTTAATTCGGAAGAATTATTATATTTCTTATGCAAACTTGAAAAGTACTTTCGTCTAAAATCGTTAGAACATACAAACCCTTTCAAGCTTGGATATATGTTTTTTTGTGATAGTGAAGAACTTGATGAAAACGGTCTATGTAAAGAATTTTCGTATGAAAAAACAAATGAAAAATATACAACTTCTATTCAAAGACTTGGTACACTCTTCAATAGAGCTGATACACTTGGAATATTAACGATGGAAGACGAAGATTTTACCATATCTCGTCGAATTAACCGTATAATTGATCAACTTGATGACGCCTGGCAGATCATATACAGGTATAATAGAACAGTGCAAAGAGTTGAATTTCCAACGTGGGCTGAAGCTACTGTTAAATCTGACCCTACTATTTTTAGAACGTCTATATTTGACGTCGAAAAATTGAATACTTTTCAAAAAGCTCTTACTACCGTCCTGAAAGAACTTTATGAAAGTAATATCAAAAGGTATCGAGGATATTGTTGTACACAAATAAAATATAACGGCTTCGATACGCGTGCATGGAATCAAAAAGAAACTATAAAAGAATATGTTAATCGTATTGCACCCAAAGAGTCTCGTTTTGAATTATGGCAGGAATTAACACATAATGGAACTGGTATAATCGATCAAGTCATAAAACATCTCGGTAACTGCTGTGATATGCAATTTCCTGAAATTGTAAAAGACAGACACGTTTGGTCTTTCAGAAATGGCATTTTTATCGGTAAAGAATGGTCTGGTATAACAGAAACGTATAAAACCGCTTTTTATCCATATGATTCAAAAGAAGCTTCAACGCTTGATCCTTCGATAGTAAGTTGTAAATACTTCGATAGTGATTTTGAAGACTATAGTCACGTAAAAGATTGGAAAAAGATACCAACTCCGTATTTTGATAAAGTACTCAATTCACAAGAATTTCCGGAAGAAGCATGCAATTGGATGTACGTTATGGGTGGTCGTTTAACATTTTGTTTAAACGATATTGATAAATGGCAAATTATACCATTTTTAAAGGGTATCGCGCGTTCAGGTAAATCCACACTCATAACTAAAGTTTTTCAAAAGTTTTATGAACCAACGGATGTGAAAAAACTTTCAAACAATGTCGAAAAAAGATTTGGTTTATCGGGTATTTATGACGGATTGATGTTTATTGCACCTGAAATCAAGGGTGACTTAAATCTAGAACAAGCTGAATTCCAGTCAATAGTTTCTGGTGAAGAACTCGCAATCGCCGTTAAATTTGAAACTGCAAAGAATATAACTTGGGACGTACCAGGTATACTCGGTGGTAATGAATGTCCAAATTGGAAAGATAATTCCGGTAGTATTTTGAGAAGATTGATGACGTGGCATTTTAAAAAGCAGATCAGAGATGAAGATACAGATCCATTACTCGAATTAAAACTTGAAAAAGAAATGCCTATTATTTTACAAAAGTGTGTAAGAGGTTATTTGGATTATGCTCAAAAATACCAGGATCAAGATATATGGAACGTAATACCGGAATACTTCAAGGAAGTTCGGAAATCTGTGGCAACAGTTACGAACGCACTTGAACACTACCTTCAATCCGATAAAGTTCAGTTTAACAGTGGTGGTTTGAAATATATGTGTCCAATCGATATATTTAAGGAAAGGTTCTTTACTTACTGCATGCTTAACAATTTACCAAAACCAAGGTTTAATTCGGATTTTTACATTGGTCCATTTAGTAGCCGAGGTATAACCATTGAAAAAATAGATATTGAATATAATTTCAGACAATATAAAAACAAGGATATCATATTAGGAGTTGACATGGTGGCAGAGGAAGAATATTAAAATTCTCAGCCTAGTGTAAGTATGGACCCGCGTCAATTCGTGAAGAATTCAAACATACAAATACAGCGTACAAACCCTGGACAAATAGCAGCTCCTGTGCGATTACTTCCTGGATCTAATTCACGGACACAAAGTAGTGTATTTTCAGAGTTAAGAACTGGAAGTTTAAAACCGGGTATATACAATATATTAGTAAACAAAGACTTTTCACAAGAGAGTCGCGTAGATTTACTATACATATTAAAACGCAAACCAAAGGGACATGCATCTATTGCACCAGGTTTATCAATAGATCTTAATGAAATCAAGGGTATATACGGTCGTTTTCAAACAGGTGCTATACACACGAGTAATTTTGGTATGAGAGGTGATTTAGATAAAAATTTCTTTTCTGTACAACTCTCTGGATACATGACAGATGGTATGAACAAGAAAAATTTTAGTTTTAATATATACAGAAACGGTAAATTACGTTTTTCGGGAGGATTTTTGGGTTCAAAAAACTTAAAAAAACAGCCAGAGGCACTACGAAAATATTTAATAGACACGTACACGCAGAAACAGGGATTTTTATACAATGATATCAAATACAATAATATCGGTGGTCAGTTTTCAACAAACGCAAATTTTGATTTAAATAGAATAGCGCAAGAAAACCCATTGAAATCATTTATTTCTTATGAACCAGAAAGATCACCTTTTCTATACGTTGAATATAATGAATATAATTACATTCTTTCATCTAAATCTGGTCAGCTCGGTGCAGGTATAGTGCAAATACAAGGTGAAAATAATCCAGATAATCTCGAAAATGCTTACGTTTTTGGTGTGGAAATGATTAAAAAATTACACGAAATGGGGTATACAATGGGATTAGTAAATAAAAATGTTAATGCATCTATACCATTGATCAAAAAGAAATCTAAAATAGGAGTTTCTACGTGTCCAAAACCTAGAAGACCACCGTGTAAAGAAGGTTATGAAACTAGAAAAAATCCACAAGGCTATGAATGTTGTTTTAAAATACCAAAAAGAAAACCGGTTAAGAAAAAAACAAATTCGAAAACAAAAAATATGAAGATAACGTACGATAAAGATGGTATAATGAAAATTGGTGGTCGAAAATGTGAACGTCTTACAAAACCAGTTTTACTTGATGTTGCCAAAAAATTGGGTGTTGTTGGTGTAAAAAATAGAAACAAAAAAGAAGATATTTGTAAAGCATTGGATAAATTAGAAAAAGGTAACTCTGATTATAAAATAAATGATAAGTTGTGTAAAGATATGAAAAAAGAACAATTGATTACAATTGCTATTTCTAGAGGTATATCCATAGACGATAAAGATACCGTTAAAATTTTATGTCAAAAACTTAAAAATAGACCAAACACACCAAATTCTCCAAATGCTCTCGCTAATGAAATTGAAAAAGAAATGTTAAATAAAATGAAAAGAAATAAAAGAGCACCTGTAAATTTGAAACGAAAACTTAATAAAACAGGTATTAAAAATGATTTAATTAAACTTTATGGTAAGTATTGGATGAAAAAGTATGGTAACGTAATGAACATTAATGAAAATGTCAATGAAGTAAAAAAAGAATTGAATCGTATGGAATTAAAAAAGAATTTAGTCTCTAAAAACGGCGTTTTAAGAAAAGGGGAAGCTAATAAAGTAAAGAAAGATATGGTTTACCGATTTAAAATTGATAAAAAACAATATTTTAAACGATTGTTATTAGAAAAAGAAGCTAATAAACTATATGGCAAATTTGGTAAAAACACTGTAAACAAAGTTGTTAATTATGCTATATCTTTACCAAAAACACCTTCGTTAAACAGTAATAAAGTGGTTAATTTTATTAAGATGCGTAGAGAATTGAACGGTGCACCAGTTGTTAAATTAAATAAAAAGAGACCTACACCGCCTAGACCTAAGCCCAAAGTTGTTAAAAGTATAAAAAAAATTATTAAACGTCCACCTATTAAGAAGAAAGTTACACCACCTAAAAATAAAGTTGTTAAACGGTTAAACTTTAACTCGAACTCGAACTCGAACTCGAACTCGAACTCGAACTCAAACTCTAAAAGTAAAACTAATCAAAAGAAATTAAAAAACTTATACAACAACTTTAATAAATTTACATTAAAGAATAAAGGCAAGAAGTAAATAGTACAATGGAAAATCCAAGAAACTTTTTACTTTATAAAGTTAATACCAATAAATACAATAACGTAATAGATGATATGGAAAAAATTGATAAACTTATAATATCAAACATAATCGATACTATGTATTACACTATATGCGATTACATAAAAATGACACGGAAAGAAAGTAATAAATATATGGGACGTTTAGAAATAAATTATAACTATACGGATGAATTTCACGAATCTGTAGATCCAGAATTATATTTGGAGGAGAAACGTGAAATTGATGATACGGGGTTAATTATGTATGTTTATGACAACTTCCAACGAATGGAATCTACTAAACATAGACGTATTATGTTTTACTTGATGAACATGTTATATTTCGATTTATAACTTTATCTGGTTCAGATATCTGTTTAAGGTGTTTCGTGTGATATGAAAAATCATATCCCTTGAATCTATTTTTTATTTCATCCGAAAGTGCAAAAGCTTCAACTTTTTGTGAAACTCCTGAACAAACTGATTTTCTTTCTAAATTTAGAAAATCATCTTCCATTATTACAAAACTTTTTAAGGATTCGTATGCTATATTATCATTTTCCATTTTTTCAAATATCTTCTTAGATTCACCGTGACTCATATAAAAATATTTAGATGTATAACCTAGAATATTAACATAATCACGGGATGTTATATCTTGATTATCATAGTATATGAATAAAACTAAACATGAAATTAATAACCAGATTAGCATATATAATTACTCATATTAAAAAAATCCTTAATTTTATGAATAATTTTAAATAGTGTATCTATATCCTCAACTTTTTTAGAATCAATTATTTCAAACTCGACCTGATAAGTGTGAGAATCTTCTGCATCCATGTCTTGAACCATTCCCGAACATATAGTCATGTCAATCGATAAATTCTTTCTAATGTAAGAAAATCGTTCTTTATTTTTTAGTTTCGGCCATTCATTATTACCAGTGTCTTCAATCGGTATTTCTTGTGACACACTAAATCTTACATCATAGGGTGAGTTATTCAAGTGTTTGAAATCTTTTGTAAAGATTTTTTCCTTTCTAATGAGTGTATCTTCATCCGCATTTTGATCAATAGTTAATCTATTGGTATCCGTTTCTCGATAATAAACTACGGATGATGAATGAACATTTTTTTCCCACCCGGTGTATATATCCAAACCTTCCTTGAACTTATAAAAAGCATCTTTACCGACATTTGTATCGAAAAACGTACCGTTAAATTTACCTAATCTGAATTCCATTTCAACATATTTGTCATTTTTATACTTATCTAAATGTGGTTTAATCTCGTCACAAAGTTTATGAACGTCCATTTTGTTTTTACATTTTATAAAACGCGTCTTCTTCTTAAGCCTTTTTTGTCACCTTTTTTTAGATGCACGGTTTTTTAAATTTGGGAAATACGTGTTATTTTAATTCAGCTATTCAGGTTTTATTACATATACACGAAATATCAGCACATATATTAGATAATAAATATAGTGGTGAATGTACATTTACTAAAGAATATGAAAAACTTATTCATATTTATTTCAAAACGAAAGAAACAAAAGTTTTTACAATAGGACCAGTTTTAGAAGAGTTTGTTAAAATATTTCCAAGATTTAAAATAGGAGAGCCACATGACGCACAAGACGCAATTTTTTGTATAATAGACATACTTGAAAAAAGTTACCCTTTTATAAAAAAAATAGTATACGGTCAAGTTAACCAAATAACTATATCACCCGTAGGTAAAAGCATAACGGAAAATCCGTTCTGTATTCATATATTAAATGTGGAAAGAGATGTCAAGTGTTTAAAACAAATGCTAAATAAAAGTCATAAATGGAATACACTTGAAGATTATATCGATAAAGATGGAAAAAAACATCATGTTGCAACTACGAGAAATGTATTTTCTAAATACCCAAAAATACTATTTATTTCGTTCGATAAAAAAAGTTTTGTGGAAATAGAAGAAGAATTAATATTAGGGAATAATGTATATAATTTAAAATCTACTATAATTCATAAAGGTATTCAATACGGTGGTCATTACATGTCTATTGTAAATCATGGTGATGATTGGATAATACAAGATGATGATACTTTAGGAAAATTAAATAGTTTTCCTAAAGAAGATAATCATTTCGTCCTGGTCTACAGTCTAAAAACTCTTTCATCTGAATGTCTTCTTTAATATTAACCAGAGTTCTATAAAATGTTCTTCTACTATTAGGAAACGTTTTGTCATCCCTTCTTTTTATTGGTTTCCACCAAAAAGGACCATTTTCCCAAGTGACATACATACATTCTATAATATCACCTGATTTTATCCATTTATATTCTTTCATTCTATCAATAGGTATAGAAGATTCAAAAACGTGTTTTCCCCGATCTTGTATATACATTTTCCATGTATAAGCACCGGGTTCACATCCAGGTGTTTCATTGGTTGGTTGTTTCTTGAAGAGAAAATCAATAGTATTTTTGTTTCTCGGTTTCCATTTAAACATTGTTTCATGGGTTCCTATTCGAATACTCTCATTTATAGGTGTAAAAATAAGACCGTCCATTTCCTGTTTTACGGTTGGAAGATACTTATCCATAAAATTATTAAAATCATCGTGTAAATGAAACGTTTTGACTTTCAGTTTAAGTGTATCCGTTGGTAAAACGATTGCCTTTTTACACGTATTTTCACAATACTCTAAACGTTCGAGGAAATTTTTATTTCCCACAATTTCACCGCAAGACATCAGGCAATCATAAATCATAAACACATTATCGTATAATTCACCTTCAAATATTGTACCTTGATAAGCTGCAAGTCTAAAGTTCAATTTAACAGTGAACATTTCCAATGCACGATTTATAAATACACATATTCTTTGATTTCCATATTGAATTAATAACATCATATATCTTACACCGTCTGTCTTTTCGCAAACAACGTAATCATTTTTTGATAAAATGTTGAAATGTTTTCTTTCGATGGATATTGGTTGACACCCCGGAAATATACCCTTACCCAAAGTACCCCATGATTCTTCCATGAATCGAATCGCATATTTGTAAAGATGATCTTCTTTCTTTACAAAAATACGTACCATATGTTTTATATTTTAATTATATTCTTTAATTACTTTTAACACCGTATGCGTTTAAAATATTACTTATACATTCGTGGTTATATGTCATGACCAACTTAGCTTTTGTATACGCATGAATTTTAACACCCGATTCCTTAAATTTAGAAAACATCGTTTCCATTTTAGGAAAAATTTTAAAATTAGATGTTTTTTTATCTTTTATGTGTTTAATTACATTTTTTGATAATATAAGCCAGGATTTTGCACGTGTAGTATATACTGAATATATACCATCAGAAATTTTTTTATTCCGATCGACCGTAGTGTCAAACGATAATCCTAATTGTTCAATTGGTTCATTCGATTTAGTGTTTACTTTATTTTTAAACATTTCCCAATCTATACCCTCTTCTACACCCGGTAAAACCAAACAACCAATACCCTCGTGGTTTTCGAATAACATGTTTAGTGAACCATCATCTACATGAATACCATAATTAATAAAAAACAATCTCTCATGCGTTTTCATGTACCTGTGAATTATTTCTGATATTTGAAAAGGGTCATCGTTTACAAAAACAACTTCATTTTCAATACCACCCCTTTGTAAACACATTAAATTAAATCTAAGAATAGTGTGTAAAGTTTTTACATGGCATGATTTATTACGTGTAACTATTATAGAAGCAAATTTCATTTTATATATTAAAACTCTAAACCTTAAGCCTTTCTTCTAAACAACCCGAAAATGGTAAATTACCAATGTGACCCAGACTTGTATGAACATCCGCATAAATTTTACCCCCTATTTGTTGCCACCTTCTACAAAATGCATAATCCTCCGAAAGATATCTTTTATTATCCGGGTCTATCATACAATCAAATATGGCACAATAATCATCAAAATCGCGATTTTGGTGATCATTCTTACAATTTAAATCGGTATAATGTTCGTGCATTTTTTCAAAAGCTTTTCTTTTTATAACCATGAAACCAGTTGGTCCATCGAGCACTTCCACAAAACCATTCTCTACACTTCTTTGTGTAGCTCCTATATTTGCAACGAGACATGAAGAAAGCATTGCCATATCCCTAGTATCTCCATTTTCAACTGCTTCTTTTGCTTGATTCCACATTACAACTTTTTTAGGGTATAAAGATACAGAAATGTCATGGTCAGAGCGAACTAGACGAACTACAGATTTTGGATCAAAATCAATATCAGCGTCAATAAATACAAAATGCGAAGCATCTGATTTCTGCATAAATCTACCTACCGCTACATTTCTTGCGCGGTGAACCAGGCTTTCGTTTTCCGTTGTATCCAAAACCATTTGAATACCTTCCCTTATAAATTCTAGTTGAAGTTTTACTATACTTATCATGTATTTTTCTAAACAAACACCACCATAACACGGTGTACTTATAAATACTTTAGGTTGTACAGTCATTTTATTAAATTTAAACGCTTTTATCCTCTAAGTGTTTTTTTATAATACTTTCAATTTTATTAATAGTGGGTATAGATACAGTACACTTTTCATTGATTTCATTTTTGGTTACACGATGTTTCAGTGTTATGTATATTATAACAGATGCAACACTGTTTGGTGTTTTACTCATAAGATCAGAACACGTTTCCAATGTAGAACACATTTTGTTACATTTTAATCTCTCTTCTCTGGAAACGTCAAATGAATTTAATAATCTTTGCATGACATCGTGTGGTAAAGTAGTGTACGTATTAGTTGTTTTACCCAACATTACCTCCTTAAACATCTGTGAAGTTCTACTTAAATCCTTTGGTTGCACGGAAAACATATCAGAAATTTCTTTAGTAGTTCTTGGAATTTTAGACATTCTACAAGCAAATAATACACAGTTTGCTTTTATACCGGTTCTGACGGCACCCCTTGTTAATTTTTTATCATTAAATTTTTTATACATCATTTTTGCATCTTTGACAACAGTGTCTGGTAATCTAAAACATGCTTCTTCTATATCTTTGTATGCGTGAAATAATGACCTATCTTTGTGATTCATTGAATGATGAAAATTAATCTTTGCCATTCTTTTGTTTGCATAACTCGAACTTCGATTAGTTGCAATAATAGTGCCTTTACCCCAAGCACTTGAAAATAATTCAGGGTTTACATTAGGAGCACTACATCGCGAAGGATCGTTAATTTTTCCATCTTCTGAAATTCCACTTGTCCATTCTGGACGTTCATCTATACATGTATTATCAACTAATCCACAATTGGGACATGTTGGTAAACCTTCTTTAGTTATTATTTTAGCACATTTACATTCTTTACATAAATTATTATCTACTGACTTTATTAATATTGGTTTTTTTAGTAATTGTTCCACATCGGACCAAATAGCAGCCAGTTCTTCCATGGTATTGAAGTATTTTATAAATTTTAATATTTATCACGCGAACTTAGGTTTTAAAAGTTATTTTCATCTGCTTGTATTTTAGCAAAGGTTTCTATATTATCCACCGCTTGTTTATATAACAAAGACCCTGGACTCTTTGGTTCCCATTCTTTCCATTCTTTATCTATAACAGTGTGATTAGACGGGGGTATAATAATACCGTCTATTTCATTATCCGAAACTATAAAGTCGTTTAGATCACTACCATCGTCATCTGATTCATTTATTATGTCACTCTCTTCGTCTGAATCTATTTCATGTATCATTGCATACAATCGATCCTTTACATTTACAAAATACTCTATAGAATCGTGGTGTTCTGATAAATTTACTTCCTGAACAAGCTCGTCATTTTCTTCGAGTTCATAAAGTCTAGCTCCTTTATACAGGGAAGAAGTTTCTGAATAATAAGATACTACTAAATACTCATCATGAACCTCGTTTACTTTGGCGTAAACTTCGTCTTCTATATCGTCCTCTAAGTTGACTAAAACTTTTATTAATTCTCCAGGCTGAATTTCTGAAATTTTAATCATTCTTAAAGTTTTCATACAAAAATATTTATAAGTATTAGCACACATGGGAGTCGAAATTTTATCAAAAGAAGGATGTCAATACTGTGATTTAGCAGTTGACTTATGTAAAGAATACAAATTAGAAAACAAAAAAATTATGGTAGATAAGGATGAACTAAAAAAACGTTGTGGTGCTCAAGCGTCTGTATATCCACAAATTTTTATCAATAATAAAATCATTGGAACTTATTATGACTTTCAAGACTATCTCGAAGAAGCAGAACCAATGTTGTTACCAACATTAGACCGTTTCACTGTATTTCCCATAGAACACGAAAATTTATGGGCGATGTATAAAAAGGCACAGATGTCAAATTGGACAGCTGAAGAAATTGACTTTTCTAAAGACATGGATGATTGGGTTAATTTAAGTGATAACGAAAAACATTTTATTAAATATATTCTTGCTTTTTTTGCAGGTTCAGATGGTATAGTATTTGAAAATTTAAATAATAATTTTGCAAGCGAAGTTCAGTATACTGAAGCTAGATCATTTTATGCTTACCAAGAACATAATGAAATGGTTCATGGAGAAACGTATAGTAAACTTATTGATAAATATATAAAAAATTCTTCTGAAAAAAAACAACTTTTTGAAGCTATACAGACTATACCGTGTATAGAAAATAAAGCTAAATGGGCTATGAAATGGTTTAGCAAAGATAAATCTTTTGCTGAAAGATTACTTGCATTTGCGTGTGTCGAAGGTATATTTTTCTCCGGTAGCTTTTGTGCTATTTTTTGGTTGAAAAAAAGGGGTTTATTACCTGGACTTTGTTTTAGTAATGAACTTATAAGTCGAGATGAAGGGTTACATTTAGAATTCGCAATTGAACTATTCAAAATGTTAAAACATAAACCTGATAGGTCTACAATAGAAGAAATTGTTAAAGATGCAGTTTCTATCGAAAAAGACTTTATAATCGATGCATTACCATGTAGTCTTATTGGCATGAATTCTGAAAAGATGTCGGAATATATTGAATATGTCGCCGATAGATTATTAAAACAAAGTGGTCACGATAAAATCTGGGGAACTAAAAATCCATTCGATTTTATGGAGAATATATCACTTGATGGTAAAACTAATTTTTTTGAAAAGAGAGTTGGTGATTATGGTAAGATTGATGAAGATTCATCTTCAATTGAGTTTAATGAAGAATTTTAATTCATGGTTATACTTTTACCGTTACTACACTGACACGTCACAGTTTCCGCATTATTAAATTCTCCTGGTAATGCTGAGTCTGGAACGCTTGTTATATCGAAAGCACCCAAAGATAATCCCGAATCCATTGGCGAAAATTGTGTTTCTGACATATCTGGTAATGGGAGAGGCATATCAACCATTGGTGGTGGTACAATTTCCATCATTGAAGATGGAGCTGTGGATGGAGCTACAGATGGAGATGGGGATGGAGATGGTTTAATAGGCTTTTCTTCAACTAAAATAGCATCTTCTGGTATGATTTGCACTGGACTGGGTGATGGTTCGGATTCTATCATTTCAAAGCCTTCTCTTCTTATATTCATCATACCCCACGTAACTAGAAGAAACACTAATGTATGAAACATTAAACCTTTACCTGTTGGGCACCCAGTTGGACTGGAAATCCATTTACCAAATAGTCTACGCGTTATTCTAAATGTATCGGGGTTTGCGATTATAAAAAAAACCAAGGCCGACATAATAGAAATCAAAAACTTTTGTTCTTGTTTCTTACCTTTACATCCACACCCACAATCATTAAATAACCAACTTTTTTTGTGACCTGTACAACTCGTCATTTTTATTTAATATACTATTAGAAAAAAATACACTTAAAGTTTTTGAACATATATAATATACAAAAAAAATGTCTAATAATATTCAAGTTTCCAATCAATTCGAACCATCTGGTGTTATTTTTAGTGCTCTGAAGAAAAATAAAAACGGTGGTAAATCAGTCGTTCTTACGCGCAGTGACAAAAAGAAACTCTACTTACAACTCCCTTTCATGCGTTCACCCTTTGGTTTGAGTGCATTCACGGATGAATCTACTAACAAAACTTCATATTCACTCGATTTATCATTTGATAATGACAATGAAGAAGCTCAAGAATTAGCAAATAAACTGAGAGAATTAGATGAAATCATTCTTAATACGGTTGCAACTAATTCTAAAGAATGGTTGGGTAAAAAATATGATATTAATGTCATTCGTGAAGCCCTTTATAAACCATTGGTTAGACAGGGTAAGGAAGGGTACGCAGATACACTTAAGCTCAAAGTTCAAACAAATTCTTCTGGTGAATTTGTATCAGAAGTCTATAATTCTGATCGTGATCAAATTAGCATGGATCAAATTGAAAGAGGTCAGAAGTGTATGTGTATTGTTGAAATTGGTCAGGTTTGGTTCATTGATAATAAATTTGGTGTTAGTGTTCGGTTATCTCAAGTGTTATGTGGCGAATCTAATAAACTTCCCAAGTTTGCTTTCCAAGGTTTGGATAACGATGAAGATTACGTAGAAGAAATTATGAATGATCTTATTGACGAATAAAATATTTTATTACATTAGTCATGGAACGCGAACAGCATTTAAAAAATTTAAAAAAATTATCTAAACTTGCAAAAAATAAAAATAAAAATTCAATTCAGAAAAAAAATTTAGGTAAAAATCTAATTAAAAGTATGCAGGGTATGGGGTGTAACCCCGCAAAATTTTTATATTTACCAACTAATAAATCCATCTCACTTTCTATAGAAGACTCTTACTCCTTGGGCACTAAGAAAATTGGTCAAGGCGCATTTGGTGATGTCTATATGGGATGTATAGATAAAGAATGTAAAAAGAAAATTGCTATAAAAATTGTTACGGGTGAAGATATATCGCATGAATATAAAATAAGTAAACGCATTTCTCCTTACGGTGGTATAAAAGCTTACGCTATAGAAAAATGTAACAACGTCACGTTTATGTATTCTGAATACGCAAATAATGGCACTTTAAAATCATTTTTGAAAAATAATAAAGATAATATATTACCTATACATTTTAGAACTATAGTTACACAAGTTTTATACAATTTGTATAGAATACAAATAAAATATCCAACTTTTAGACATCATGATTTACACGCGGATAATATACTTATAAATTCTTCAAACCCATCTCGAGTTAAACTATTAAAAATAAATAACTCAACATTAAAAGTTCATGACATTGGTATACATGCATTGATATCAGATTATGGGTTATCCACAGTAAATGATATTAAAAATCCTGAAATAGACAACGATTCAACACTATTCTATAAAACGAAATCGGGTATATTCAGGGGGTCACATTCTATGTATGATGCACATTACTTTTTGAATGCTTTAAGACAGGAAATAAAAGCATTTAAAATCGGGAATGGTATGGAAGTAGTTCAGTTTATAGAAAGAATATTACCGTCAGATTATTTAGGTATTAGATCTGATAAAATACTTGATTTCCGACTTCGTGACAAGGATCATTCGAAATTGCCAACGTTTAAACAAATATTTAACGATAGGTATTTCTCACCTTATAAAAAAGCGGTGGTACCTATTGATATTAGTACAATTATAAGAAGAAAAGTGAATGTTAAAATACCTCAAAAAAGCGTAGTAGCTGCGAAGAAAACCATGAATGAAATAAAAAGAAATTTAGCCAGCAAAAATATTAAAAAGGTCGCATTAAAAAGACCCGGTATTCGAATTCGTCCAAAACCAACTCCTAAACCAATACAGAAAGTTATTATGTCAAATAAAGGGTATATAAAAGTAGGTACGCGTAAATGTCAATCTTATAGAAAACCAGAGCTTATAAAAATAGCTAAAAGTATGGGTATAAACACAGATGGTAAAACCATAAATAAAATATGTGAGTCTATAAAATTAAAATATATCAAATAAGTATATTAACATGTTCGCTGCTTTATTACTTCTATTAATAGATGTGTATATTCTTGTAAACATGAACACGAAAAAAGAAACTAAAATTGATACACCAGCAGCGAAGGCGGTGGCTGGGACTAAAACGGAGTGGACTGTTTACGGTACAAATTGGTGTGGGTGGACTAAAAAACAATTGGCTTATTTAGAAAAGAAAGGGATACCTCACAAATTCATCGATTGCGAAAAAGGCAATTGCGATGGAATTGAAGCTTTTCCAGTTATGAAAAGTTCTGATGGAGAAGAAGTTGTAGGTTATAAAGAAATTTAAATACCACGAACAACAGCTATCGAGAGCGAAAGAATAAACGCATCAAGGAACGTACTGATTGGCTTAAGCACGGTAATGTGCTTAACAAGGGATTTGTTCCACGCGAATCTAAGTACGAATGTACTGATAAGAATCGTGATAGCAAATACAAGAATTTCGGTCAAAACTTGGTTCATTTTTTTGGCGTTGGCAAGGTCTCTAATCATTTACTAATTAATAATATTTTTTTTCTGTGATATTATTAATGAGAAACAGATCTAACAAGGGACTTCCCCTGAGTGGTTCTGAACCAGTATATACTCAAAGACTTTGGGGTCGTGCAATTGGTATAGACAATAACAATTGTTATGCTTATGCAGTTGGAGATTATGAAAAAACCCGTCTTCAAAAAAGTATACCAGGTGAACGGGCTGGTATTAGAAATTTAAAACATACTTACACACATTGTAAAGGTTTACCCCAAAGAGTTATTGCAGATAACCCTAAAAAAATTTATAAAGTTGACGCAGAAACTAAATGTAAACCAAATCATTTCAAAATCATGATGTTTGTTGCTCCTGGAGAAACGAAAAATTACTTTAGACAAGGGGATTTTCATTTTTATAAACAACATGGTTTTGTTGAATATAAGGTGAAAAGGGGGAACACCTATGAAAGTATAGCCAGATTTTTCCAAGTCCCATTGAGTCGTGTTAAAAACTGTGGTGGTAAGTGTATTCCCGGTAGAATATTAAAGTTTAAGGCTAACGTTTTTAGTCATAAACGTGGTTGGGCAACTGGACCACTTTTAGTCGACGCTAAAGGTAAAGCAATAACAGACCCACGAAAAGCGTCTAGAGCATACACTGGATTATCTTATAAGAAATACTGTAGCTCATTCTGCGTTAAAAATAGAGGGATCAAAGTCGGTCATACTCACCCCAAAGTCGTCAAGAATACTCGTTAAATCATCCTCGTGTTCGACAGCTAATAAAATATCTAATGCGTCAAAAATGAATTCATTACTCACACTTACTGTATTTGAAGTCAATTCGTAATCATTGAATACAGTAATCTGTACCCTAAAATTAGAACCATCAAACACTTTACGACATATTGGACACGTAACGTTGCCTTTATTTTTCCATTTTTCTAGACAATGTGAATGAAAAATGTGTCCGCACCGAATAGCTTTACTATTTCTGGTCTGTCGAACTTCGTTCAAACATATGGCACATTGAGTCATTATCTAGAAGACTTAAAGAATTTTTTAATCGTATTATTACTCATTATCCTGTGTATTTTCGTTATTCGTTCTTTGTTCCGCACCTTCACAAATTTTCTGTACTTCATCGATAAAATCGTATTTTTTTTCTAAAAACTTTTTATCTTTGGAGTCCCATTCGTGTGATGGAAAGTCAATACTACCAAATTCTTCTCGAATTTCATCTCGAAATGAAGTCAAATTAGCACATTCACCGGGAATTTCATCACTACCTTCCTCTAAAGACAATATAACCTCCGATCGTGATTTTATTTCTTTGATTTTTTCTTGCTTTTCTTTGCCTATACATGATTCTTCGAGTGTTCTCATGAAATCACTGGTTTCCATATTATTCATATTTGTAGCTTCTTCAAATAAGGTATCGATATCATAAGTTCCACGTAAATCCCATATATATTTTACTTCCTCAAAATTTGGTTCTGCTTTTCTCGTTTCTTCTCTAAGTTTTTCTAGACGGTCTACAAACACTCTACAATCACTCCCCATGTTCTCCGTTTTATCGATATCATCAAAAATCGATTTTAAATCACCTAATTTATATTTTTTAATCACATGGTTTTTGGTTCCTGGTATAAGAGATGTAAATTGTACACACAAAGAAGATGATAATGTAGATAAAAAACATAAACCGGCTGCTATAGCGGCCATTATATAGTTTATCTAGATTTAAAAAAAAGAGTGTATTTAAAAAATTAGTAGATGTTTGGCATTTTGAGAAGGGCTTTATCACAAGAACCACATTGATCTTTTTGTTGCGCCTGGGATGGTTTCAAAAGTTCTGGACCCTTTTCTTGAAGAAGTTTGCGAAAAGAATAGTTATCTTCATATTTGATACCATTCTCTTTCATGATATAGTTATTGTAGAGTTGATTAGATGTGTTCATAGTATAACATCGACCGTCAGCCATTCCCAATCTTTGAGACATTTTGTATATATTAGTATTACATTAGAAATTAATTTGTCTATTCTCGGTTGTCAATTTCCACGAATTGAACCCTAATTTTTTTGCATATTTTATAACACTTTCAATTTTGTGTCCTGAAATCTGATCGAATAATTCCTTCTTGGATTCTTCGCACGGGGAAACTCGTACATCTTCAATATCATTGATAGTGGTATTTATAATATTGTACCCATAAGCAACTTCTTTTAGTGTTTCTGCACCCGTTATTATAATCTTACCGGTACCAAAAATACTCGTTGTTATTTCTTTCATATCATTTGCTGGTTTAAATTTAACTTTTACTGCTGAGTACTTATCAGGTTCAAACGAAACTTTGAAAACATCGTCGTATTTAGAAAAGTGTCGAGAAACTTTCAAAAGATTTATTTTATAATTCAAACTGAAATTGGAATTTATCATAACAATTCTAAACGTTTCTATAGGTGCAATGAAAGATGTATCACCCATTATCAATTTGAATATATAAGAAAGTTGATTTATGATTCTTTTACAATCTATCAGATCAGAACACCCGGCAACTTGTATACTCCCATTTGGAAACAGTTTAATAGATTTTGTACTGTACACGTCACGATAAACCATGGTTATTTGATTATAAAAAGTCGTATGTTTCTGTTCCCATACAAAATGACATTTAGAATTGGTAATCTTAGCGAGATCGAGTGTATTTAATAAACGGAAAGCACGTCTGAATTTTTCTAAATCGATTTTCTTTTCAAATTTTGATATCATGGTTATAGTTGTAAGCTTAATCCACGAAGGTCGTATTTCTTTCTGTATATTATCACGGAACTCGTTTAGTGTTAGTATATACGAAAAGGTGTTATTTACAATACCCCTAAAAGTAGTATCATTTTTGTGATTTAAACATGAAATGGTACTCATTTTTAATACTTAAAAAAAATATAATATAAAGTTAACTTAGGTTATTAGAACATGCCATGTTTTAAGTGTAAAAAGAAAGGAATACCGATAAATTGTAAATATTGTAATTATGGTTTTTGTTCTAGGTGTATTATTTTAGAAATACACAACTGTGAAGGTATTAAACAAAAAAAAGAAAAAGAACTAAAAGAATTAAATAATAAACTTGAGTTTGTTCCAGATAAGAAATTTGGATTGGTTTAAAGAGTTTAAACTAAATAATTTTATGACACATTTTGTAAAAATAGCTAAAGAAATCATAAACTTAGATTACGGTAATTCATACATGGTTGAAATCAAGTATAGTAAGTACATAGAAGGTTTCGGTTACGAAACGTTTACAGATTATTTTAATACGTGCATGAAAACACCTATGCACATTACAAAATTCGAACCTCACGCAAATACATCAATACGGTACGAAAAATTTCTAGATACGTGTATAGACAAAACTACAGAAACGAGACGTAAAATGGTTTCTGTACAATTGGAAAATGTCATGTTAGAAAATAATAACCCATATTCACTTATACGCATTATGAATTGCGTTAAGATTTTAGATCCAACTTTCATACCACCTTTAATTAACGTTTCGTGTGGATGGCAAAAACGTATGATGCGTGAATTCTGTTTAACAACTTTACCAAAAGTTATTGAAACGTGTACTAGTGATTATAGACTCGAAAAAATGTTTAGAGTACTGCAATTAATAGAATCAGACACGTTATACTGATCAATGTAGTTGTTGGTGAAACTTCGTGTGATTTTACTTCCTTTTTAGTTACATAACTTTTATCAAAATCCATTCGTTCGCGAGGTGTGAATCCGTGATCTATATTTCTTCCTGGAATGAGAGATCTAGATAACGAACACTTATCTTCACGGTACCCCAGTCGACCAACCCCCTTTGTCAGAACACCGCATGCAGGACTCACATATTCTTCCTCTGGTTCCTCTACTGGTGGTTTGTGTTTTTTATAATCATTATTTTGTCGACTCGTACCAGGTGGGAAAAAATTTTTCGTATCAGCAAATGGGTTTATATCACTCATGGCTTTTTCATCGTCAAGCATTAATTGACTCATGTTTATTAATACTACTCGAGATAAAAAAATATAATTGTATTATAAAATACTATCATGTTACCATTACCAGTATTAATTTTAATTGGTGTTGTACTTTCAATTTTAATAGGTTTGGGATCTTACCAATTTTATTTCAAGGACTGGAATTCGTGTGATTGGGGATATGGATGTCCAACACCGTCGACACCATCAGCGCCTACACCTTCGGGTCCCGCGCCTGCACCATGTGATGTGAATCAACGCATTAAAGGTGGTGTGTGTGTCGCGTGTGGGGAAGGATACATTAATCCAGCAGGTGACGACCCTGCGGAATTTACGGACACGTTCTGTAAACAGTGCGCTGAAAATTACCATGTATCTAATAGAAAGTGTGTTAAATGTGGAAGCAAATACACACACCCAGCGGGCGATGTCGTTACCGCTGGGAATACGAAATGTAGTAAGTGTGCTAAGGATCACAGAGTATTAGGAGAAAGTTGCGTTTCGTGTGACATAGGAGCAGGGGCAGAGGGAGCTTATAGAGACGCGGGTGATGATATATATGGTAGCGATACAGCGTGTATTAATTATTTAGCAAGAGGTATACCAATAAAAGTTGATAACGACTATTACGAGTACCAACAGTGGCAAACAGAGAACCAATTCAAGGCGTCTTTCCCAGGTGGTTGGACCAATGATCTCAAGTGTAAATATAGTGAAGTAACTCATACAACTGATGAAGCTTGGAAAAAATCGTGTCCAGGGGGTGACCCAGATGTAAGGTACAGTTACACAATTCCACAGGAATGGAAAGACATGAAAGATGCTCAGTAATTAAATTATAATCTCAGTACATGTTAAATATGTTAGGTGCTTTGCTCGCACTTGTATTTGTAATATCTCTTATGGTTGGTGGTGGTTACTATTATTACGAATCACTTAATACCCCAGCGCCTGCGCCTGCACCTGCGCCAACACCTGCACCAGCGCCTGCACCAGCGCCAGCGCCTGCGCCATCACCAGCGGAACCAGAAGGTGCCAGCGATGGCGAAGATGGTAGTCCGACAAATGGTTACAGAATCGAACCAGAACCTTACTCACTGTACAAATAAACGTACTCATAATTATCAATTATAATAACAATAAAAAAACTGTTATTATAGTTAATTTTTAGTAAAGAATAAAGTTAAGTTAATTAAAAACCAATTTTTTCATTTTTACCAAACTTTTTACCGTATGTAGTTGTATTCACGGGCAAATCATTTACACGTGTTGGTGTATCTATATCGTGTATATATCCCATATACTGAGAAACACCGGATTGAATTTGACCAAGTGCAGTTTTTATAACAATACCGTTTATAAACCGAACCTGTTCCTGAACATTTGTATTGTGATCACCCGAGTTGTTAATAAAAGCAACGCGCATGATAGCGTATAAATCGTTTTTATTTTGATAATCGATAGCTACACCAGTTTTGTTTCTAAATTCGCTTCGAATTGCACGCTGAAGAGTATTCATGTTAAACTCAGAAAAGAACAGGGTGTTCAATGGAGTTGGACATTGTTTCAAGGAATTTATGTGAATAGCGTCACACATTTAATATAGGCCTGGAAAAAAAGTATTGGTAAATATAAATGATAGCATCAGCCGATTTTGAAATAGCGTACAGCACAAAACCATGCAATTACGAAAAACCAATATGTCAACCACCAGCCTGTTTCGTTGGCTCGTATGCACCAGTCGCAAAGGTAGGTGACCCAAATGGTAAATTTTATGTAAACTCGTCACTTCTTCAGCCCAATCGTTTGGCTGAAACTAAAGGACCAACAACTGTTAGAAGTGAAGATTTCACATGCAAGTAAAATAAACAATTTAAAAAATTTAGTATAATTAGAATTATATAATGAGGGTAATAAAACGTTCCGGTCGTGTTGAAGACGTAAAGTTTAACAAGGTCACCAACAGGATTTCAAAACTTACAAATAAACTTTCAGAAAGTGTAGATGTGTCAATGGTAGCACAACAAGTTTTCTCGTCTATGTATGACGAAATTAAAACTCATGAAATAGATACCCTTTCTTCTGAAGTATGCATTGGTTTAATAACCAAAGACCCCGATTACGAAGTTTTAGCAACTCGTATTGTTGCTAGTAATATTCAAAAACGCGCCGCAAATAACTTTAATATCGCCATGCGCAAACTCCATAAAGCTGGAATCATCACGCACGAAGTGCTCGAAGTTTCTTCTAAGGTCAAGGAAGACATTAAACACGAACGTGACTTCGAATTTGGATATTTTGGTTTAAAAACTTTGGAAAGAGGGTATCTTCAGAAAATTGACGGTGATATTATCGAAACACCACAATACTTATACATGCGTGTCGCTATTGGTATTCATGGACACGATATCGATCACGTACTTGAAACATACGATGCATTATCTCGTGGTTTATTCATTCACGCGACACCTACTCTATTTAATGCAGGCACACATAGACCACAAATGTCATCGTGCTTCTTAATTGCAAACAAGGAAGATAGCATTGACGGTATTTATGACACTGTAAAAGAGTGTGCACGTATAAGTAAATGGGCGGGTGGTATAGGGTTACATATACACGATGTTCGTTCAAATAAATCACACATTCGCGGAACAAATGGTACGTCTGATGGTATTATCCCTATGTTACGAGTTTATAATTCAACTGCGAGGTATGTTAATCAGGCAGGTAGAAGAAAAGGGTCTATCGCGGTGTATCTAGAACCATGGCACGCCGATATCATGGATTTTCTCGAAATTCGCCTAAATCAAGGTGACGAAGAAGCCCGATGTCGTGATCTTTTCTCGGCAATGTGGATTCCTGATCTATTCATGAAACGCGTAGAGAACAATGGTACATGGTCTCTATTTTGCCCAGATACGGCGAAAGGTTTATCGGATGTTTACGGTAAAGAATTTGAAGACCTTTATGAAAAGTATGAAAGTGAAGGACTCGCTATAAAAACATTACCTGCAGTTGAAATTTGGAAAGCAATTATTAAATCACAAAGCGAGACAGGCACACCTTATATGCTTTATAAAGATGCGTGTAATGAAAAGTCCAATCATAAGCATATCGGTGTGATTAAATCATCGAATTTGTGTACAGAAATTTTAGAGTACACCGATAAAGACGAAACCGCCGTGTGTAATCTTGCATCCATCGCTTTACCAAAATATGTCGACATCGAAAAAAATGAGTTTAACCATGAAGAGTTACACCGCGTTACTAAAATGGTTACACGAAACTTGAACAAGGTTATTGATAAAAACTTTTATCCAACAGAAAACGGAGAACGATCGAATATGCGCCATCGTCCAATTGGTATTGGTGTTCAAGGTCTCGCCGACGTTTTTATCATGCTCCGTATGACGTTTGGATCAGATGAATCTAAAAAACTTAATCGTGACATTTTCGAAACTATTTACCACGCATCTCTCGAGTCGTCTTGTGAACTCGCCGAAATGTATGGGACATACGAAACGTTTAAGGGGTCACCGTTCAGTAAAGGTATTCTCCAATTCGATATGTGGGATCGCGATCCACAGTTCAGTGGTCGATACGATTGGAATGCTATGCGTAAACTTGTTAAAAAAGGTACGAGAAACAGTCTCTTACTCGCACCCATGCCTACAGCCTCGACCTCCCAGATTTTAGGGAACAACGAGTGTTTTGAACCATATACAACGAATATCTATTTGAGAAGAACCCTTGCGGGCGAATTCGTCGTCGTAAACAAACATTTGGTTAACGATTTAAAGAAAATTGGTCTATGGTCAAAAGAAATGAAGGATCTTATGGTTAAGGCAAATGGGTCCGTTCAAAACATTATTGATATTCCTGATGATCTCAAGGAACTGTATAAGACGGTATGGGAAATGAGTCAGAAAACAATCATAGATATGGCTGCTGATAGAGGTGTATATATAGACCAAAGTCAAAGTATGAACTTATTCGTTGAGAGTCCGACAGTTTCAAAACTTTCGTCTATGCACATGTACGCGTGGAAAACTGGTTTGAAAACGGGTATGTATTACCTTAGAAGTAAAGCAAAATCGCGCCCGATCCAGTTTAGTTTAGAAGCAGAGTGTTCTATGTGCTCTGCCTAAATATTTTTTTATTTATTGTGTACCTCATCATCATATACGAAACGTGTATCTCTATGATTTTGATACGTAACCAGTTCATTACTTTGTGGTATATAAAATACCAGACTATATAAATGACAACACCAACACCTGAAAATTTACAGCGTCGTTTAAGAAGAGTAGAAACACAGGGTCGAAGTAGATTAGGTCCAAGGCATGATTTATTTGAACCCGGACTAATATCAAGGTCAAATATGAATTTTATCGAAACACCGTTACCTAGTAATAGTAATAATAACGTAGATCCCATAACACATAACAAATTCAAGGTTGGTAATGAAGCAGTTGAATACGGTACACGAAAAAAGAGGTACATGACGTTAAACTCATTCAAAAATTATATTAAACCACGTACATTACCAAATGGTACAGAACTACGTAAATCAACAGTCAGTCGTATGAGAACTATATATAATACACCCCCAAATTCAAATAGCAATATGGAGATAGAAAATTTATTTACACGTGAAAAATTAAAACGAAAAAATATTAGGTTTGTTAGATTCACGGAACCAAGTAAAATATTGGGTATAAAATCAGCTATAAAACAACTCGAAAAGGAATTAAACGCGTTACGAAAAACTAATACTCGACCAAAAATTTTAAAAACGGATACACCACGAAAAAGAACCACAAAATATAATAATGCAGTGAAAGAATCAATAAAACTCGAAAAGAAAATTGAAAATAAGAAAAAAGCTATTAAAAATTTAAAGGAAAAGCTTAAAGCTTAAAGTGTATATACATTTATAAAAACAATGGCAAAATTTATAAATGCTAAAGATACACTGAAAATTGCCAACTACGACGGACGAAAAATCTCGTTATGTACTACGGACGATAAGGTTATGAAAATTATTTTTCCGCGTATGTATATGCCTTTTGGTATTTCTGGGTTCACACCTGAAATAGGTCCTACTAAATATAATATCGACTTTGCTATGAAAGGGTGGGATGAAGAAGGTAATTTCGTAAAGAAATTTTACGAGTGTATGCGAGAAGTTGAAAATAAAATTATACACGCGGTATCGGAACAGAGCGAAGATATTTTTAGTAAACACATGAGTTTTGAAGAACTAAAACCGATGTTTTTTTCCAATATCAAAGAATCACCTGACCGTGAACCAAAATTTCGCGTTAAAGTTGATTCTACTATCGACGATAAAGTTAAACCACACGTTTATGATGAAGAAAAGAAACCGTTAATTGATGACATTAAAAATGGACTATATGCAAGAAACTCTGGAACTTCCGTAGTCGAAATGAATAGTGTGTATTTTCTCAATAGAAAATTTGGGGTTTCATGGAAACTTAACTCGCTTGTGGTATATGAGCCACAGAGACTTAAGGGGTTCCAATTTATTTTGTAGTTTTATCATTTAAAATGAGTATTTGATAAATAGCCTGTGATTCTTTCAGCAATTTACCTTTTAATGTTATAAAAGACTTTGGGTTTAATCCGAGTTTAATTTTAGCAACACGAACAGACTCGTTCCATTTACTCAGTGTCATTATTACTTACTTTATTACAACATTTTCTTAATCAGTGTTTTATATTTTTTTGTACCTTCCTTTGGTTGAAGCCCAAATCCTTTCTTTTTTGGCTTGAATACTTTGACGAGTGCCTTTTTACCTTCTCTTTTCATGCGATCGATTGCAGATTTACGCGCAGCTTTACTGACGATTCGTCCATATTTATCTTGCATGAGGTCAGATTTTGCGAGTCCGCCTGTCGTTTTTAAAGCAGTTCCGTGGAATACTTCAGCTCTTGATCCGAATGTTTGCATTTATATTACTCTAATATTTATTTTGGCGATTCGAATAAAAATAGAATCCCAACACCAAAATTATAATACATATGAGTGCATAAATATAAGTCATTCTGGAACCACTTTCCTTTTTAGATGTAACAACACCTGGTAAGGGAGAACCCGATGGTGAAGGACCAAGTTGTGGTTTAAAACATTCGTTATTGTCCGTGTAATATAATTCTGCCTCTTCTTCTGTACACATTTCTGGATCTAAGCATACTTCACACGAGGTATCATCGTTTCGATTACATTTGCAACATAAATCCATTGAATCTTCTGGGGTATTAATATTTTCAGTTTTTGCCATGTACCCTGATTTACATTTATCCTTACTGACGGGTTCACACGCCTGTGGTTTTATATCTGTGATATCACTAATATCTGTTGTACAACCTTTCATTATGGTATATTATACTTTTACATTTTAAGTTTCATCTTCGAATTCTAAAAAATTTGAACATGAAATTTTTGATAATTTTTTATACACCTTATCTTTTATATTCGTTATAAGCCACCGTAGCTAATAACAGTAACACTAAACCACATAATACCCCTAAAATTATAAGTTGAGATTTGGACATGGGTTTTTCTTCTTTCATAGTATTTTTGTGTATCATTACCGTCGGAGCAGCCCGAGAAACCATTTTATTTTAATATAATTTACATTTTTATTTTGAAACTACTTTACTTATGAGAGTTGCAATTTCAGCTAAGATAATGGTATGATGAGACATGACGAGAGCTTTTGCGCGTTGAGTTTTAGGCGAAAAATCACCGTACCCAACCGTACTCATCGTCATGAGTGAAAAGTAATACGGATCGAGAGGATCTTCTGTAAACCCAAAATCCTCTTTCATTTGTGAGTAAAGGTAACCATATAATAGAGTTATTGTAAGAGTTATAGTTACTGTACTATATAAGACAGTCCTGTTCATTTATTAATACTCATCATAATAATCCTCGTCTGAATCTGTAACTATAGGACATTCTGGTCTGATAATTTCTTTTTTCTTTCTAATTTTTTTTGGTGGTGGATCTTCTATACCATGTTCCCTATGATAAACAACTTTATCCCAAAAATCACGCATAATCGGCATATATTTAGCAAACCATTCTCGATCTCGTTTTACATTTGTAACTATAAACTCACTTGGTTTAGGCCATGTAAGTTCTTCTGGTTTGTATTGTATAAAATCAGCCTCTTCTAAATCTAATATATCCATGCACAACTGTAATTGTGGCATGTAATGTTCAGGTACAGTACCATCAATAGATCTCATCATAGGACATTTAATCTCTATTAACTTACCTGATTCACTCACGCCATCTGGACTCCCACCTAAAAATGAATAGTTTGGATGAGGACATAAACCCAATTCGTGGACAACTTCGTTGTATTTTCCTTCATAAATTATACGCGCCTCATCTTCATACTTTTCGCCGTGTCGTGTTGCTTCATTACCTGTAAAAACTGGACCTTTACCACACTTTTTCAATAAAAGTTGGTATGGTGTTTCGTATTTATTAACACCTATAGCCGATGCAGCATCACTGGCTGTAAGCATACCCATTCTAAGATCTAACCATTCCTGTGATTTCTGTGGTGCATATTCAAATTCTAACCATTTTTTGACATTGGGATGCATACTAAATTACTTAGTCTCGTAATTTTTAAGCCTGGTTTTTAAAATTCTAACTGTACCATCAGAATCTATATTTCTATCTTTACACGCTTCCACAAGTTCTTCTTTTTTCATGTGAGAAAAAGGCTTGACACGCTTCACCAATTCTTTTTTTTCAAACGCACCCATACGAGATGTTAATGTTCTTTTTATAATGATATTTTCTTCAGATGAAGAAGATTCTGTATCATCTTCTTCGTTTTTATCACATGTAGGTTGTACGGGTTTATCAAATGATAATAATAATTTAACGCTGATATAAATACCAATTATACCACCAACAATAGCTAAACAAGGTTTTATCATTTTATAATTTATAAATAGTTATGTATCTTATTGTTTAAGTATTTTTAATGCGTAGCAAGATGAGGAGGATAAAAAAAGTATCTAGCGGCTAATTGTTCCGCTTGTTTTTTGTTTTTTGCACAACCTCTTCCTAAAAATGTGTTATTAACATAAACATCTATGAAAAATATACCGTTATCGTGATGTACAACCCTATAATCGGGTAAACTGAGATTGTTTGTTTGACAATATCTCATAAGATGATCTTTAAAGTTATCGTCTATCATTATACAATTCATATCAACCATCTGTGGATTGTTATATATTTTTAGTATAAACTGCTTAGCATGAAGTAAACCGAGGTCCATGTATATAGCACCGACGAGTGACTCAAATACGTCTTCGAGTATCTTTGGATTTTTATACCATTGGTTACGCATACCCTTTTCATCCATTTGAACCCATTTATAAAGTTCAAGTTTATTAGCTATATTAGCTAAAGTTTCACCACGGACAAGTTTTGTACGAGCTTTTGTGAGAAAACCTTCCTGTTTGTTCTCGTATTGATCAAATAAAAATTTTGTTATGACAAAACCTAACACAGAATCTCCTATAAACTCAAGTGTTTCAAAGGACCCCTCCAAAGAATCATTCTCTTTTAATGCAGATTTGTGTGTAAATGCTTTTTGGTACAAATCTATCTTAGATATTTTTGTACCAACAAGGTTTTCGATAGAAGTTCTATCGATAATCATGTTTCTTTGTTATATTGTATATATATTTTTTTAAGTCAATTTATTTAACTTAGTTTACTTTTGTTCAACTTTTGTGTAATGTGGACTCAAATATTTTTGTAAATTCAAGAATGTAATTTGAACATCGTCCGGTGGTTGAAGAAGGTCCTTCAATTTTTCATCCAATACGAGAACTCGCCCATTATCTGGGTGTTTCAATCCATTGGCAGTGACATACTTATTAATAGCTCGAGTAACCGTACTTCTAGAAACAAGTTCACCTTCTTTCAAACCAAGAAACTTTCTAAGTTTCTCGGAAACAGCTTGTTCGCGGTTGAAACCGTTATTCTTGGCGCGGGAAGCTGCTTTTTCACCCGTCGGGTCATCTTGTTTAGATTTGATTTTTCTACATATTTTAGAGAGAGATTTAACTTCACTTCGGAGAGCGGCAATTTCGGTAAGGACAGATTCGATAGACATTTTATATATGAATTTAAACCAATATCTTTAAGTACTTTTTTTGATAACTAAAATTGTACTTATAATTGTTAAAATTATAGCTAATAAGATGGTGTATTTAAAAACATTATCAAATTGAATATTCGGTTTTATATAAGCAAATGCATATGGTTGTCTAGGTCTAACATTTTTACATTGACCAGGGCACCCACCTGCGCAACAGCCTGCTTTACATGGTAATAGTATACCATTTTTTCTAATACCACAAACCTGGTTTGCGTATGGGTTTGATTCTTCAGTACTCGCATAACATCTACATTCACCAAATATTTCGTCACATGTATTTTCGTCACTCTGACAATCCATATTATTATATACACAATATAATAATGGTAAATACCAACATAAAAACAGTAAAAAAATTACCTAGAAATTTTTATTTATTGTTTAACGATTATACGGATAAGAATATAGAAGAATGGGTAAAAAAGAAAGTATGTTTTGGTGATAAGGTTTTATACAAATATATTTCAGTGTATAGTCAGGATAATATAAAAAAATTTAGATCTAGAGTAAACAGGCTTCATAAGAAAGAATCTTTTGAAGAAGCTGCTAAAGTACTCGTAACAGAATCGATACGTCCTTTATTACTTGATATAATAGATGATCTAACAAAATTCTTAAAACCAATGGGTGATTTAGTTTTGAGTGGTGGTGAAGCTGTTAATTTCTATTTACAAGCAGAAGATAAAGTTATAACATCGGATATAGATACTAAATTTGTACCCAAAATGAAAGCGGATGATAAATATTTTGGTAAATTACAAGCCGTTAAACTTTTATTATGGAATAAACTTGGAGAAATCGCACAACGTGATAATTATAAAATTATAGATACGGTTCTTAAAGAAACTAACCAATACTTTACGAATAAAGATATTAATAAATATAACTTGAACAATGCGGCATATAGAACCAATTGGGCTTATAAAGTTGCGAGATATATAGGATTAACCTCGGCTACAACTAAAAAATCAAAAGGGTATCACGTTACACGTAGATACTCGTTAATACCTAAACGTAAAAACATAAAAAATGCGTCTAATGTACTCATAGATGTTGAATTATTTACACTGGATATGAAGTTTCGTTTGTTCAATATAAAAACAGGTAAAAATGAAGATATGAACTTTGGCGGTATTCTAGACATCGCATTTATGCGCCCAAAACAACTCGGATACGACGTTGCCAAAACAAATACCTTTTCAACTGAAATGAATTACACAAACATGAA